TTGACCCTTTATCCATTTACATTCGTCCTTTAACATTCCCCAGATAACCGCATCATGCGGCGCATACATCTGGCGCAGTCTGCCCTCTTGGGTAAATCCAAGCTGGCTATTCATTTTCATTGCTTTTTCATTTGCTTCATTGCAGGTCACTAGCAACCTGTTCGCGCCTACTTGCAAAAACGGATAGGCAAACAGTGTATGCAGGACAGACCGAGTAGCCCACCGCCGGGAGGACGCGGCTATTGACGCCTCAATCTGCCCATCTCTAAAGTCGTGATAAACAGCGGCTGCTATGATTTCATCACCAGCCTGCACGCCTATCGCAACAGATGGGCCAAATTCTTTAATGCCTATGAGCTTTGCCGCCCAGCTTTTGAGGTATTCATCAGCGCCGTAAACAGTGCGTATCACGGCTATGCTTTTTTAAACTTGCTGTCGCACTCGTAAGAAACCTTAGAGTAAGGCGGCGGCAAAATAAGTTGGGTTGAGTGAAACATCTGAACGGCTCTCTCAACACATTCTGAGTGCGTATCATAGACGTTTACATCTACAATTCTGACACATTCATTAGCCAGAACTGGCGCACAAATTGTAAGTACTGCAATAAACATCATGCAAACATAAACAGAACAACAAAGCATCCGAGTGCAAAAACAATAAGCACCCCAGCAAGAATGACTTGTTTAAGGGTTTGCATCATTTCATGCTGTTGTCTGTTTTTCTCTATCCTAGCTTTTTTCTGTGCCTCTTTATGGTCTTGAATTAGCCTTGCACGCTCGTTCACAATAGAAGCCATCGTACCGGGGCCAAAACGCAAGTCCAACATAGTGCCAAGGTCTTGCCGCTGTTCTGCCGCCAAGCGCCGATTTACGGTTTCTTGGGCAACAGATTTAATGCTGAAGTTATCAGCCCCAGCTTTTTTATTAGCAGCGGCATTTACTTGTTGCTCACCAGTGAAAAACCGATCTAGTTCGCTTGCAAGAGCACTCGCGTCATTTGCGGTTTCAAGACCTTTTCTCACTGCGTCTATGGCGCTTTTGCATAGCGCAATGCCAGCTAGGGTTTCAGCAATCATTATCTGCCCCGGTAGATTTGATAAACGCGATAGCACCCAATTCCAAACGCGATTCCGGCACTGCCCAGAGCAAACCAGCCTGTAAGCGCATTAACCCATAATGGTGCTGTCAAGCCGCCAGCAACAATGGCTATGTCTGTGTGTATATCTTTCATCTTTATAAAAAATTCATGTTGATAACAATTCGGTGATAATCACCTTCTGTGTGTTCTAGGGTATTTGCTTTGATTTTTCCTAGTGCCATTATCCAGCCTCCAACGCTGTGATACGCACTTCTAATTCTTGGATTGTCTTGACCAACAGTGGCACAAGTTTGGACTGGTCTATGCCCTGCATGACAGGAATAGTATTGCCATCGTCATCAAGTTTGTTATCGCCAGCAGAAACGCCATCGGGCAGTTCTTCACCGTCTTTCCACACTTCGACTTCATCCTTAGTGCCAGTGACACTTTCGGGGACAACGGTCTGGGCTTCATCCGCTAAAAAGCCATCGACTGTGGTATCTGCGTCAGCAATGAAATTAAAACGTGCTGGCTTGAGTTGTTTAAGGCGAGTTGTTGCGTCCCAATCGTAGGTGACATTTTCTTTTAATCTGGCATCAGATGATGTGACGTAAGAAGTTGCTGAACCACTTGTTTGGATACTTCCAACCAATCCGTTATCGTTGATAAACCCAATCTGAACCATACCACCGGTTCCAGTTGCAATATTATTTTGCACCTGAACATTTGAGCCGCCCTGCCCGACAATATTAAATTTTGCTGTTGCATTTGAGCCGCTAACGGAGACAACATTGTTAGCTATCCGCATAACCTCAGCCGCCGCATCAGTGCTGTTTGGATTTGTAAAGAACCTCATAGCCATCGTTGCGCCAGCGGGATTATTGCCTATAGCTACAATGTCTGCGGCTCGTGCGCCAGAGTCATCGTTATAACGAAATGTAAGACCTTCACCGTTATTTGTGTGGGAATACGTAGGTGTTGCGCCGCCTGTGCTTTGAACCTCAACTGGTGCACTTAACGATATCTGTCCAGTTCCAGCTGGATCAATCGTCACATCGCCGTTAGTATTTGTTGACGAAATAGTGTTTGCATCAAGGCGCAAGTTATCGACATTTAACAGTCCAGCCGTAGCTGTTCCTGTCGTGGTTATGGCAGATGAACCGTTGTCAATCGCGCCAAATCCACTGGTAATACTACCAGCGTTTAATGCGCCTGTTGTTACAATACTATCGCTACCAGCAACGGCAGATGCGCCAATGTCTGACAGCACTTCTGCCGCAGAACGACCTTCAATAGCTGTGCCAGATACACGCAAGAAATCATCGTCCGCAACGCCGCTTGTGAATTTAGGCACATTGTTGTTTGATATGCCTGTGTCCAGCGTGGCAGTAGCTGTTATAGCTGTGCCGTTTAAAGTCATGGCATCAGCTTCTAGCGTGCCATCAATGTCGGCATCCCCAGATACATCGAGGCTGCCTGCGTCTAACTCGCCTGTCAGTGTAATATTACGGAAGCTGGCAACATCCTTATTCGCGTCAGCCGTAACTACCTTTGATGCCACTACCGTGCCGACTGCCGCACCAGTATCGCTATAGTTAAGCTCTGCTGTTGTAGCCGTTACACCATCAAGAATATTAAGTTCTGCTGCTGTTGAGGTTACTCCATCAAGTATGTTTAACTCTGCTGCTGTTGCTGTGACTGCCGTGCTTGCAATTGACAATGCGTCTGTTTCCAGAGTGCCATCAATATCCACATCGCCAGATACATCCAGCGTTGCAGCGTCTAGCTCGCCAGAGATAGTTAGGTTGCGCCCACCAGATATATCAAGGCTTGCATCCAGAACCATTGCTTTTGATGCAGCGGCAGTGCCGGGCGTAATACCGTCTATTGTCTCAAGCTCTGCCTCGCTAATAACCGCACCAGAGCCAAGCGTCAAAGCGCCGCCTATAGTCAGGTTGCCAGCAACAGCCGTTGTGCTGCTTGCCACTGTAGCATTAGGCGTAATCGTTAAATGCGTAACATATGTGCCAGCACTATTGATGTCGTTGCCAAGCGTTAGCGTGCCGCCATCTGCAATGTTTAGCTTCCACTCATCGCCAGCGTCATCGCCTTGGTCAGCCTTTAGGACGATGCCGAGCGCCGCACCCTCTACCGCTGCCGCTATCTCTAGGCTGTCGTTAGTAGTTTCATCATATTGAATAGTGACGTCTGAGTTTGTGCCAAGCGTAATTGTTTTATTATCAGCAATGGTTATGCCTTGTGCAAACGGAATAGCCGCTGTGCAGGTCTGTGTGCCATCTTTAAGAATAGTTGTAGACAGGCCAGTCGCCATGCCATCAAGCTCTGTATCAAACTTGCTAGCAAGGATTTTAACGCCGTTGTCACGGTCTGTTGTGCAGTCAAATGTCCTGCTAAATGTACCGCCTGAAAATGCCATTAGATTGGGCCTCCTGGTGCAAAGGTGTAATGTGCTGAAATAAAGCTAACTGTCTGGCTGTCGGTTGCTACTTTGATGCGCAGCGCTGATGAATAGCCAAGACGATTCACTGCCTTGCGGCGTTTGGTAATGCCTGCGCCTACAGCGTCAGCCCAGAAATCATCATCCCAAGATGCTGTATCCCAGCTAGCAAGGTTGCTGGCAAAAGTCGTTGTTGCCACTGCAATCCCACTAACAGGCGCTTGGTCAACGCCTACGCCAAAATCAAAGGCAATATCAGACTGGCCCTCTAGCATTGGCTGGACAGACGAAAAGCGCTTTATGCCGCCTCTATCGCCGAAATAATTATAGCTTGTTGCTAAATCGCCAACGATGTTTTCGCCAAGGTCAGCGTTACCGCCCACTTTGAAAACCTTGCCATCTGCGCCGCCAAAATAGGTATCGCCGTTAAACTGGCCCCAAACAGTAGCGGGTAAATTCTCAAATATGCACCAAGCTCGTATTATCGGATTAAAAACGTGCTGATTATAAGCATCGTTTGTGTCCCCTGTTGGATAATTAAAATAAACCTTGTCGCCATCTGGGCTTACAAATATCTGCCAGCCTTTTGTGCTACCTGTCTCTGCAACTTGTGCAATCACAGTGCCTCTGATTTTCTCAGATATTGCCGCTGCCTTGTTGCCAACTAAATCTTGGCGAATGACTTGTGATAAAGGCAAATAGCCTTCTTTTGTCATTATGATAACATCGCCGCCTAGCTTGGCTATGCCGCGCTTTTCAGAAACTGGCTCTGCTAGCCGGAACGTACCAATCAGCGAAAAATCACTGCCGGGGTTAGACCCGTTGTAAATAAGCACCTCGCCAGATGTCATAACTATAACAAAAAGGTCATCAACCCCTTCACCGCCATCAAGGCTTATAGAGCCGATACTCAAGATGTTACCGCCAAATGTGCCAACAAGACCGACAGGAAACTTAGTAAAATTGCCTGTGAATGTGTCTACAGTGGCGCTGTAATAAAAGTTTTGGCTGGTGCCTGTCCAATAATATACGCGGTTCTTGAAACTATGAACGCCTGTTAAAGTGTTTGCATTTACGCTATCTGAAAGCGTGATTGACAGATTAGATGCGCTTGAGCCATCCCAGCTAAAAGGAACGTCAGCGCCACTTGGGACTATCACGCTTACATTATTAAACTCAATATGCTCTGCTCTGCCATTAGCCAAACCAGTCTTTTTGCTAACGGCTGACCCGCTATCTATCTGGTAAAACGTGCCATTGCTACCAATAGCAAGCAGTTGCCTGTTTGCGCCTGCACTATGCTCAATAAGCGTTTCGACATCGCCAGTGCCTATACCTGTGCAGAATTGCGTGTAACCGTCCCGCAGGGTTATCTTTCCTGTTGTCGGAAAGAAGTTGCTCATAATTAAAGCGTCTGTTGGCGGCATCGCATCAATGCTGTCCCGGCTGTTTAACCCGCCCACAGGGGCAGGCACAGAGGCCGCTTTGACGCGGTACTGTCTGCTAGTTTGTAGCGCAGAAAGCATTAGACAGCCCCATACCCGGAATCTGGTAAATTATAAGAATATGGGCTAACAGTCAGCCGCCTTGCATCATCAAGGCTGATAACAGGAGCGCCGCCAGCCCGGCTGATAGATTGCCGCAACTCAAGCTGGTATTGTCTGAAATCTTCATCATAGGTCAGGCCGTGCGCCTGCTTAAACATCCAAGTAACGCCCA